CCGTGGGCTTTTATACCTTCTTCTTTAGAAGACACAATGCTATCTCATTATATGTATAGTAATCACCCTAAATTGAAGATCGCTTTATGGAAAGACTATATATTATATAAAATGAATTATTGGTTTGAGAATAGAGGTCTTCCGCCTTCGCGACATATCTGTTGTTATTATAATACTCGATCAGCATACGAAGAACATGTTCGTACAAAGACTAAGTTAGAAGAATATGAGGAGACGCTATATAAGCCCATGAGCATGAGAGATTTTGCTCTTAAGGCCATAGCTCAGATATCAGGTAGAGAAAAAGAGACCAAAATGGAATGGCCAGATTTAATGCGCGATGCTATATTACCATTAGGCTTATCGTATATTGTTGTCACTTCTTTTATACCTGCGTTGATTGAACAGTTTTCTAACTTATATTGTGATGTTCAAGTAGGATATGATATGTCAGTTGAAGAGGTTAAAATAGCAGATCGACAAACTAAAGATGATTGGTACAAAGCTAAACAGGAAATATTTCTCTCTAAGCCTAGTGTGGAAGTTTCTAGGACATATTCCGAATTAGAATCAGCTACCCTTAAAAATGTATTTTTTATTAGGAATACTTGTAATAAGAAAATAGTTTCTGCTTTATCTTTTGCTAATCATTTTATAATAATGCCATATCATTATGTCCGTGAATCTTATGGGCATGTCTTGCAATGTCTGAAGACTGAGATTTCTAGCTATGATTTTCCAGGTAATGCTATTATTGAATTCCAACTGTGTGAGAGGATGGTATTCAAATTACCTGGAGATTTGTGTGTTGTTTATGTGGAAAAAGCAATGGATCATATGCGTACTAAAGACATACTTGATTCATTTCCTACAGAACATATGTCAACACCTGTAGTTGGGCGTCTTGTTTATAGGAAGACATTAGGTCAACCGTCTAAACTGGATGCAACTAACATTTCGTACAGTAGCAATGCTACTAATTCGACGGAGCCTTTCTCGGGTTATTACTATTATAGTGATAACTTTATGGGATTGTGCGGCGCTGTGTTAGTTGATGAAAGTAGAAAAGTATCTAGTGTGTTAGGAATTCATGTAGGAGGTGATGAAAAGACTCGGCTTAGTGTTGCTTGTTGTGTTCTTAAACAAGATTTAGAAGCATCTGTTCAACACTTTACTAATGGGTTGTTGATTCAAAGTGGTTTAGATTTTGAGAAACTCCCTAATTATATTCCTGATATATATAGACACAATCCGTTTTTGGATACTACAGATAGGTTAGATGGTGTGGAACTCTTGGGTTCTGCTATTCAGAGATATTCATTTAATGATAAAGTTGTTTACACTCCCATATGTGAAGATGTCAAGACTGAATTTAAAGTTGATTACTCCTTTGTAGCACCTCCTTTTAAATTTGGAGGTGATAAGAGACATGGAGTAAGACAATTAATAAAAGCGTATTCTAAAAAAACAACTGTTAGAGATATGAATATCTTACGAGTGGCACAACAAGATTTAGAAAATCAGTTTATGGCTCCTCTTAGACAAAATACCTATTGGCGTGATCAAATAAGAGTATTAAATGATTTTGAGATAGTGAATGGAGTTACGGGGAAGAAATTTCTTGGAGGTGTTAACATGTCGACGGCAATGGGAGGAGGAAAACAAGGTAGCAAGAGCTTGTATGCTACCCAAGCTACTGATGGATCGTGGACTTTTGATCCTTGGGTCCTGGAAGAAGTAGCACATTACGAGGATCAAATGGACAGAGGTATAATTACACCAGATATAGTAGTACAACAACTTAAATTGCAGGCTACAGAAGAAGATAAAGCAGCTATAGGTAAGCTGAGATCTTTCTTTATGGCTAGCACTATTATACAATTAGTGTTACGTAGAGTTGCACTAACCACGTGTAGATATGCCTGTATGAATACTAAGTATACAGAGATTGTAGTTGGAATAAATGCTCATTCTACAGATTGGACCAAGTTTGTGTTAGAAATTACTAAACATGGTAAGAATAGAATGATAGCATTAGATCTTGCTAATATGGATGCAACTGTGATGTTTGAAGTACTTAGTGGGTGCATTGATATATTTTTTAAGCCGTTTAATGAGGTATGTAATAAAGATGGAAGATATACTAATAGGTTAGCAGTGCTTAAGCACATGTTATTATTTCCGTTGATAGATGTTCATGGAGATTTGGTATGTATGTCAGGATTATTACCTTCTGGTACTCCTTTGACTTCTATGCTGGGTTGCCTTATTAATTCTACTTATTATCGAATGGCTTTTTATTATATGTATAATGGACCTAGAACGTTTGTAGAGCTTGTCACTCTTAGAGTCTATGGAGATGACTCTATTGCAAATGTTCACCCCGAC